CTCCTACACTCACTTCCCGTTCAGGAAATGAGGTCACTACCATGACACCGCCTCGACTGGGGGGTGCCCGCCGGTGGAAACCTGTTACTCAATCTTCATTGATGCCATTGTCCTCGTCTAACGCGTTCAGCGTATTAGAGACGAAGGAATCAGGCCTTGAAGAGAACGTTAAGGACCACCACGGAACAACACAACCAGCCGACCCGCTGATAGGGGGGACCCTTCCATCGCACTGTTCGCGCGATGTGAAAGAAAAGCTTACGCTCGCCCTCACCACTATCCTTGACTATCTTGCACTTTACGGTTTCGACCCTTCTGGGTTCGATGGCCGTTCCACTCTGCGTCACTGGCAACTATGCTCAGCGCAATGTGGATGGATCAAGTTCCTAAAGTACAAATTAGCCGCCTTCTTTTCAGACTACCTTGGTGTCGAACTTCCTCCAAAACCATTCGACGTCACTGACCATGCGATGCACCTCGTTGGGGGTCGCGCAGGTCGCTTCATTCATCAGTTACTCAAGACTGATCGTGCTCTCTCGTTCGCGACTGGAATCCTTTATAGCAAAAAGGGACTCCCTCGACCCGATGAGCAGATGTTAGCTGCAGCTCTGATAGCAACTAAGAAGGTACTTACTACCCCCCGTCCTGTTCCTGTCTCTTCGATCATGGTCTCTGACCATGAGAGTTGGGATGATGTCCAACGACCTCTGTCCATTCAAGATATGGCACTGGAGGTCGAGAGAACTTGTATGGAGGTCTTCGGTGGACACAAACTGACCGAGGAACAATTGCATAAACCCTTTGCACCGTCCGTGAAGGCGACATATACTTCTAGTCGCTCCAAGTTGGGAACTTTTGGGGATCTCGTTGAAGCCGGTTTGATTACCGACTTGCCGAAGTCCGCAGAGTCTTTCCTGGCCACTGGTCCAAATCATAGATTGACGCAAGATCCGTTTAAGAGTTTATTCTCTAATGCTTTTGTGGAAGTAGGGGGAGAGGAGGAGAGGATTGAAGATGAATTTGCCGTACATAAGACCATCTCTAAAGAATTCCGCGATACCGTTAATGAGAGGTACCGGGTCTTGTATGAGAGTGTACGACAGCGTGCCAGTGTAGAAGTTGCAGATGTGAAGTTGGTTGCGCTCCCAGAAGCGCTTAAGATCCGAGTTATTTCCAAGGGTCCCGCTCTCACTTATTTTACACTCAAACCCGTCCAGAAGTTCCTGCATCGAATTATGCGTAAACAGAGGATGTTCGCACTTATCGGCGAGACGGTGACTAGTGAGTTTCTTGAAAAGGTGTTGCTGCCCTTCACAGGACAGTTCCACTCACTCGATTACTCGTCGGCCACTGACTTTCTGAATCCGTACCTCTCTGAGGTTGCGGTCGATGCTATCTGCCGGGTGGTAGACGCACCTGAGGACATCAGACTTTTGTTCAAGAAAGCCCTCACGGGTCATACCGTGGAGGGCGATCCTCAAGTCTGGGGTCAACTCATGGGTTCGGTTGTTTCCTTCATTATTCTTTGTCTCGTCAATGCAGCAGTGATTCGTAAATCGCTTGAATTTCTACATGG